AGTAGTAAAATTGAAAGGTAATAAGCCTCTAGATAGGGACTATTTTAAATACAAAGATAGACCGAAAAGAGAGAGTGATAAAGATTTTACATCTTGTTGTGGATTGGATACGAGCCGTGACATTTTAAATGTAAAAAGTAAACACGATTGGGAACTTATAGAGGATTACATAGAAGAACAATTAAGAATTTATTCTAACACCGAAAAAATTACACCTGTCTCTTGTGAGGTGTGTGGAAGGTTATTAGAATATGTCTGTAAGTTAAAACAAGATAAAAACCTTTGGAGATAAAAAATGGCTAAAAAACCAGCTTCGTTTGAATATAACGGAACATTAATTAAAGTTTTAGATGGGGACACAATTGATTGTTGGATTGATTTGGGTTTCGATTTAAAAATTAAAAAAAGAATTAGGTACATGGGAATTGACACCTGGGAATCAAGGACAAGAGATAAAGACGAGAAAGTTAAAGGTCTTGCTGCTAAAGCTCGTAACAAAGAGTTGTTAGAGGCTGGTATATTTAAGATTGTATCTTATGGTACAGGTAAGTTTGGTAGAGTTCTTGGTGAGATATTTGTAGAGCCAGAGTCAGTAGGAATTATGGTTACTGAGGCAAAGTATTATGGTGTAAATCAAACCAAAGAAGGATTGATTAGCATAAATGGTATACTTATGGCTGAGGGACACGCTTACGAATATCACGGCGAGAAAAAGAAAGCTTTTGTAAAAGAAATTGAAACAGAAAAAGCAGCTAAAAAAGAAGATTTAGTTGATAAACCATCAGAGGAGTAAATAATGAGCGAAAGAGAAGAATCTGCTGTGCGGAGTCAGGCTATTCTCATGATTGCTAGAAATTACGATAAACCACATATCATTGAAAGGGTTATTAAAAGATTTCTAAGATGTATGAAAATATTTGACTAACATAGGAGACATAATGGACATTACAATTGAATATTGTATGATGTGAAACTATGAACCTAGAGCTCTCAGTTTGAGAGAATCACTAAAAAAACAATTTGGTATTGAAGCCAAAATGATTGAAAGTTCTGGTGGTGTATTCGAAGTCACACTAAATAGCAGTTTAATTTTTAGTAAAAAAGATTTAGGTAGGTTTCCAACTAAAAATGAAATAGAGGATTTATTAGAGGGCTATCAAAAAGTAATATGACAAAAAAACAAAAGGGTAAAATGTCCAAAAAAACGACATTATTAGAATTAAAAAAAAGAGTAGGACCACCAAAAGTATATTTCAAAAAAAGATAATGAGGTTTTAATGCTAAAAATTGATGTTTTAGACAAGGGTTTTGTTGAGGTTGTAGATTCATTAGGTTCTGATTTAACTGTAGTGAATTCTGCTCGTGTATCATTCGGCAAGAGAAAAGAAAAGTGGGATAAGTCAGATGAAAAGCTGGTTAATTATCTCGCTAAATATAAACACTATTCTCCATTTAGACATTTACAGATTCAGTTTCACATCAAAGCACCTGAGTTTGTAATGAGACAATGGTATAAACATATTGTAGGTATCGAAACCACATCAAATAGTTCTACCAAAGACCATGCTTGGAATGAAATTAGTGGTCGTTATGTTCAATATCAAGATTTTTACGAGCCTGATGTTTGGAGAAAACAATCAAAAGACAATAAACAAGCCAGTGAGGGGCATTTCGAAGATAGAGATGAACTTCTAGATATTCAAGCTAAATGGAAACAATCACATTATATGGCATTAACATCTTATAAAGGTTTAATTGAAAAAGGTATGGCAAAAGAACAAGCCAGATGTATATTACCATTAACTTTATATACTGAGGTATATTGGACGGCATCATTTCAAGCCGTTATGAACTTTATAGAGTTAAGAAATGAAAAAACAGCACAAATAGAAATACAAGAATATGCAAAGGTTTTATTAAAATTTATGAATCAAACATTTCCAAAAACAACAAAAATATGGAGTAAAGCTCATGGATGGGTATAAGAAATATATAAAAGAAGTACCTGATTTTCCAATAGATGGTGTGTCGTTTAAAGACATATCGGAATTATTAGGAAATCAAGAAACATTTAGGTCTGCTGTGAAAGATATGGGTAATTTAATTGAACCTCATCCCTCAGATGAAAAACCAGACTATTGGGTTGGGATAGATGCTAGGGGTTTTATATTTGCCTCCGCACTTTCAATCATATTTGGTGGTGGAGTTTTAATGTGTAGGAAGAGAGGTAAGTTACCAGGTCCTACCGTAAGTTACAAGTATAAAACTGAATACAGCACAGATGAATTAGAAATGAAAAGTGGGAACGGCAAAGTAATAATAGTTGACGATGTTTTAGCCACTGGTGGAACTTTACAAACAGTAAACAATTTGTGTAGGGCTGCTGGTTATTTGGTGATAGATAAACTAGTTCTAATTGATTTACAATATGTTCCGAGAGTTGCTTGGTTTACATCAGAGGTTAAAAGTTTAATACAATATGCATAAAAAACAACTTGGAGTAATACCTAAAATCGTTAATAATTTTGCTCCTAAAACAAGTAATCAAAATTTATTTTACAACATAATTGGTGATGATGAAACTCAACTTATTTTATGTCATGGAATAGCCGGAACAGGCAAAACTTATGTGTCTGTTTATAAAGCTCTACAAGATGTTTTGAGAAGGGGAACACCATATAAAAAACTAATAATAATAAATCCAACAGTAGATGTTGGCAACGAGGACAAGTTAGGTTTTTTACCTGGTGAGTTATCAGCGAAGATACAACAGTATAATGAATCCACATTTACAATTTTAGATAAAATTATTGGTAAAGCTAGAGCCACAAAGATGATTTCTGATGGTAAATTGGAAATTGGAGTATTAAACTTTCTAAGGGGAGTTAACTTAGAAAATTGTTATGTAATATTGGATGAAGCTCAAAATGTATCACCAATGCAAATCAAAACCCTTATGACGAGAATATCAGATAATTGTAAAATGATTATCCAAGGTGACATGAGTCAATGTGATAAATATAAAACAAACGGTGCCACTAATTACGAAAAAAGTGGATTCTACGATGTGTGGTTTAGATTAAAAGGTGTAAAAGGTGTAAATCATATGGCATTCAATAGAGAGGATTGTGTTAGACATCCGTTGGTAAAAAGAATTTTAAAAACATATGAAGATGAACATAAAATAGATTTAAGTCATGACTAATGTTATCAAAAGAGTTTTTAATAGAAAGAGGTTATTGTTGTGGACATGGTTGTTTGATGTGTCCATACGAACCTAAACATACAAAAGGGAATGAGAATCTTATGAGTTATGGAAATTTAGAGAAAAAAATATTAATAGTTTCTGCTCTTGAAGTAGAGACACAAGGTAAGTTAAAAGATTACAATGTTTTGTACACAGGAGTTGGCAAAGTAAATGCCACATATGAATTAACAAAACATTTCGGTAAACATGGTAGTTACATTCCTTACAGTTTAATAATTAACTATGGAACTGCTGGTAGTCGTAAAATAAAAAGAAAAACACTTGTTGATTGTACAAAGTTTGTACAAAGAGATATGGATGTTACAGGTCTTGGATTCATGAGAGGTGAGACGCCATTCGAACAAGATCCACCTGTTATTATACAACAACAAAATATAGAATTTAATCCAATTGGAAGAAATGCTACTTGTGGCACAGGAGATAATTTTGTGGAGGATAAAACAAATTATTACGGTGAGGTTGTAGATATGGAAGCATATGCTCTTGCCAAGGTTTGTTATTTATATGATGTTCCTTTTATATCATTTAAGTATATTACTGATGGTGCAGACGAACAGGCACACGAAGATTGGGAAGCAAATTTAGCCGATGGTATCGTAGAATTTAAGAAAAAAGTGCTTGACAAATTACCAAAATCTTAGTAAATTAATAGAAACAATGAGGATAAACCATGACAAAGAAAAACACCAATAAACAGTTCGCTCATTACAAAAAATGGACAACTGACGAGGGTTTTACATTTTTGGCTGAAACTGAAGAAGATGCTATCAAGTATCTTAAAAATATGAGTCACTTAGGTAAACTTGTAACAATGGAAAATTTACAAGAGGTGACTGGTGAATAAATACTACTACGAAAAAAGTGGTATTTTAAATTCAAAAATCAATATTACATATCATGAGTTATTTTGTAAATCTGATGCTGAGTTAGCTAAGTGGATTGAACAAGTTCGTCAATATATTATTGAAGATTGGGATGAGCGTGGTACGCCGCCTATGGTTGGTCAATCAATTGAGGACATTATAAAGTCATTTAAAAAACTTAGAGAATATGACATTCATGGTTTTATTGAAAAAGCTGACGATGGGCAGAGAAATGTTATTAAGAACTTTAATAAGTTTGCTAATGGAGTTAATCAGTTTTTTCCAACTATGTTAAAAACTCGTATTGGTGATATGGGAGATGGATTAAATTCTATCTATGACCGAATCAAAGAAGATGTCAATAAACCATTATTCTATAAGGCGATGCATAGAGGACTTCGTAGGGATTCTATGTATACTTTTAGTAAGTCTATTTCGTTAGATAGGAAAGAAAATACAAAGAATAAATTGCCTTATTGGAATGGAGAAGATGCCTTAACCTGGTTAGAATATTATCGAGACAACAAATTAAAGTTTAAGAATCATAGGTTGTGGATTGCTAAGTCACATCAAGAAAAATATCTTAAACATTATGTCACATTAAATGCTGATGAAATAAAATTGGGTTATGACAAAGGATTAATCACAGATGAGATGGTGACTAACTTGTGGTGCCCTACTCTGAAAACAAAATTATCTGTGGAAGACCTAACTGATACTGTATCCACAAAAGGTGGTAATGTTAGAAAAAATGTTTTCATGATTAGGTATTATGATTTGAAGACTAGATTGTTTCCAAAAGCATTTCAGATATTTAGATTGAGTTTGAACTCACAACCAGCAGTTAATTTTCCACCACTTACAGCAAGACTTCTGTATGAAAAATATACAGACCACATTGAACAAGATGAACCGCTTAACATTTACGATCCTTCAAGTGGTTGGGGTGGTAGGATTCTTGGTGCTATGGCTTCCAAGAAAAAAATACATTATATTGGAACAGACCCGAATACAGATAATTGGATAGACGAGATAGATAAGTCAAGATACGAATATGTTGCTGACTTTTTTAATGAACATGGGTTAGAAACAAATCCTTTTTGGGAAGAACAGAAAAATACTTATCATTATTTTCAGTTAGGTTCTGAGTATGTAGGTGAACATCCTGACTTTCAACAATATAAAGGTAAGTTGGACATGGTATTCACTTCACCACCTTATTTCGACAGAGAACAATATTCTGATGATGATGAACAATCATTTAAGGCATATCCGATGTATCACGATTGGAGAGATAACTTCTTAAAACCAACATTAACAAATGCTTATGAAAGTTTAAAAAGTGATAGATATTTACTTTGGAATATTGCCGACATAAAGTTAAGTGGAAATAGTTTTCATCCACTTGAGCAAGATTCTATTGATATTATAGAAGCACTTGGTGGTCAGTATAAAGGTAAGTTAAAAATGATTATGGCATCCATGATAGGTGTTGACCAGTCAAATGTAAAAAACAAAGTTGATGTAGATGGAGTAACACTAAAATATGAACCAATATTTATTTTTCACAAACCATGATGGATAGAATACATGAAGTTTTAAGTCACGCTACAGATGATGACTACAACCAAATAATGGATGTGTTCAAGTTACACAAAGCTTACTTTCCACATATTCGTGGGGATAAAATAAAAAGAATGATTGATAGTAAAAATGTCGTTTGGGAAGATGGGGTTTTGATAACTTGGAATCGTTATAAAAGAAAACAAAAAGTAGGTGAGTATCAAGCACAAAAGGGTGATTGTATATTACATCAAATTGCTGCTCGTGACCAAGGTAATGGAAGTGCTAAAAAAGTTTTCGAGAGGTTTATTAACGATGGTAACTTTGAGAGAGATGTTTTACTTTCGGTTCGTTCAGAGAATGATAGAGCTCGGGCTTTTTATGAAAAATATGGATTTAGGGTTGTTAGTGACATAGAGTGGGGAAAGACAAAACAAGTTAAAGGTAAAGTATATTTACTAGAACAAAAACCATATTACGAGGGATATGAATACAAATAAAAGAAAAGATATAATAAATTTTACTGGTGGTTTCATTCTTGGTTTTATTTTATTATGGGCTTTATTTCAAACAAGTTTACAACAGGCAAATCAAGTTATAAATAGAGCATACAAACTTTGTGTTGAGATGGAAGAACAACTCTTAGAGTTACGCTCACTACGAAATAAAACTAATCCAAAAAATAAGATAGATGAAAGAGTAATATGAGTGACTTAGGTGTAATAAAACATTTAGATATTGAACCATCATTATTAAACTTCAATGGCGTTTTAGATTATATAGATAACACAGAATTTTCTAAGGTTAAAACAAAATATAGTAAGGGTGATGATTGGACAGCAATATCTTTACGAGGTTACGGACCAGACCCGTTGGATATATTAAAACCGAATGTATTAAAAAGTGGAGTCAACGAACAAGCAAAATTACAAGACACTTCGTTAATAAATGAAATGGGATTTCAAGTTATCAACGATGTATTGGCAAAGATACCATCGACATTCGAAAGAGTTAGATTAATGAAGATAAAAGCTAACTCAGGTATTGGAAAACACTCAGATAAAATTGATAAGGACTTTGGATTAGAGGATGGTAAGATTGTTAGAATCCATATTCCTATTAGAACTAATGATCAAGTAGAATTTTATCTTTGGGAGAGTAGAGAAAAGTTAACTAACTATCTCGAAGTAGGTCATTATTACTATGTAGATGTCCGAGCGCCACACGCTGTACAAAACAATAGTGATGTTGATAGGATACATTTAGTTGTTGATACCTATGTAAATAGCGATATATTAGGACTTTTAGGTATTAAAACATTTTGGTAAATAATAAGAGGTTATAATGAAAGAACTAGCACCAGAACAAATTCAAGATAATTGGAGTAAATTAAGAAGTATCATTACTGATAATTTTAGCGGAGAGAGACTTGAAAGAATGAACGAGATGTATGACTACTTCGAAGAAAGAATGTGTCTTGCTCCAGCAAGTGGTAAAGAACATTTTCACAATGCTCATCCAGGTGGATATGTAGAACATATTTTACACATTACTGATTTTGCCCAACAATTATATGATGTTTGGGAAAAGAATGGCGCTACAGTTAATAACTTTACAAAAGAAGAACTTATATTTGCTGCTCTTCATCACGACTTAGGTAAAGTTGGTAATTTATCAGAGGATAACTATATACATAATGATTCAGACTGGCACAGAAAGAATCAAGGTATGATTTATAAACACAATCCAAAAATAGAGTACATGACCGTTACTGATAGAGCCTGTTGGATACTACAACAATTTGGTGTCAAAATGACAGAGAATGAGTATATTGGTTTAAGATTGACAGATGGTTTATATGAAGAGGCTAATAAGACTTACTATATGAATTGGAGTAAAGACAATCAGTTAAGGACTAATATTGCTTATATATTACACCAAGCTGATATGATGGCTAGTAAGATTGAATATGACCAATGGGCTAGAGGCGACCACGATATTAAAGTGGAGAAAGAAGCAGAGGTTCAGAAGAAAACAGAACAATCTAAAAAAGCTAATCAAGCATTCAAGGAATTATTCGGTTAATGAGAAATCCATTTAAAAGAATGATGTCTAATGTGAAGAAAAGTGCAAACACGGCAAATGGTAAAAGACATAATGGTATTGTAATGGATAGACAAGGAATTGAATTAAAAAGAACTTTAAAACCAAGTCCTACGGGTGGGTTTTATAAAGACCATAAATATCACGAAATAGATATTACATGGAAAGATATAGAAAAACAATTCATAAAACAAAAAGGATATGATTTTTGGATTCCAAATTATAAAATTGATTTAAATGAAGTTTTTAAATCATTTTCACCTAAAGCACCATCAGTTGATAGGTTAGATGAGAATGAGGGATATGTTAAAGGTAATTTTGTAATAACTACAAGATTTGTAAATGTTGGTAGAGGAAAATGTTCTGAAAAAGTATTTAAAGAATTTATAAAAGAAATGTTTGGAGAACCAACAAAAATAGAAAGATTTTTTTAATGAGAAAAATTAGACATAGTAAGTTGCCTATCACCTTAGAGTGTTCAGACACATTAACACCTAATATGTTAAAAGCGATTCAGGTGCAGATGGCAGAATATAGTTGGGGTGCTTGGATTGATGAATTTGGTAATTGGTTTAACCCTTATAAACCTAATCCTAATCAATTGGAGTTGTTTGATGATAAAAAGCTTGATTAAGTCAATAAAAAACCTTATATTATTACATAGATATAAGAAACATTTGAAAAAAAGAATAGATAAAAATAACTTTGGAAGGAGACCAGAATATTGAATAACTTTGGTTATGCGTGTATAAATATGCAACTTTCTTATCCACAAATGTGGGGTGGAAAAGAAAAAGGAGTAAAACCAATCACTACAGGTCGTAGTATGATTAAGAGAACCTTTGATACTAAAGGTGTTGATTATGCTAGTGAACTTACGCTAGCAAATGCTATGGACTTAGATAAGATTGTAGATTGGAACATACTAAATGGTTACAAGTTTTTTCGTATCACAAGTGGACTAGCACCTTGGAAGTCTGAATATAAATGGACAGACTTAAAAGACCTAAAACAAATTAAGATGTATTTACATTCTGCTGGTGTTAAGGTTGACACACACGGCGTTAGAATTACATCTCATCCTGGTCCTTTCAATGTTCTAACATCACCACACGACCATGTTGTTGAGAATTGTATCGGTGACTTGACGATGCACGGTGATGTGTTTGATATGATGAATTTGAGTCGCACACCATATAATAAAATCAATATTCATATTGGTGGAGCATATGGTGACAAACCAAAATCAATGGAAAGATTTTGTAAAAATTTTGAAAGACTACCTGACAGAGTTAAATCTCGTCTTACAGTAGAAAATGATGATAAACAATCAATGTATTCAGTTAAGGAGTTATATTATGGAGTTTACAAGCGTATTGGCTTGCCCATCGTGTTTGACTACCATCACCATAGGTTCTGTGATGGTGGGCTTAGTGAGCAAGAGGCTTTGGAGATGGCTATCTCAACTTGGCCGGAAGGTATCACACCAGTCGTCCACTACAGCGAAAGTCGTAGTAAAGAACGACTTGACGAAACGATAAGACCACAGGCTCATTCTGATTATGTCTACGATTACATTGACACTTATGGTAATAATGTTGATATTATGGTAGAGGCTAAACACAAAGAACTTGCGGTCATGAAATACAAACAGTTACATAACATTTAAGGAGTTATTTGGTGAGTAATATTTGGAAAGAATCAATGGGAGAGGCAGAAGTAATGAGTGCTGCTGCTAAGGTAGGTCAGGCTTCAAGATTACATGGCACTAATTTAGAAAACTGGTTGTATGATGATGTGCAAGGTATTATAAGAGGATTTAGAGGCTATGGTCTTTACAATCCAAATAAACAAACACAAATACCATCACAGCAAAGACAATATTTCGATGTCAACGGTGGACTTGTAACATCTGATGCGGTTTGTTTTAATCAACCACAAGATCCTCCTGCTTTCGTAATAGAGTCAAAAGGAACTTGTAATGAAAATATGTATGGGATATGGGCAACTGCTCAAGTATATACTAAAAGAAATATGCCATATATTTTAGTTACAAAGGATACACACTCAGTCTTCAAAACAGGCGACAGTAAATATCTAAAATTTTTACAAGGCTTAGATATTAAGATCTTCATAAACAATCATCAGAATTATGATGATACTAACGAGATTGTTCATTTTTGGGAAGATTATAACTTTAGTGAAATGGTAAGACCTTATAGTGAGTTTCAACATTATATTGCTGGTCTTGTGGCTAAACATCATAAACAGTATAAAGTTGAAAACAAATTCTTTTCATGGACAAAAAAATGTATTTAGAATACTTCGACAAGTTTAAGAACCAAGAACCATATCTTCACATTGACGAAAAAGAATGGACTTACATAAAGGACACATTCGAGAAAGATGATGTAAAAGAATCTCTGGCAAAAGTCGCTATGACTTATCCGATGCCAACTATGGAGATGACCGAAGAAGATTGTCGTAAGGATTTCAACAAGTTAAAAGGAACTTGGGTTCACGATATTTTAAGAGAGGGTAAGTGGTTTGCTAGAAGTGAAGAGGGATACGAATGGCCTTTATTATATAATGGTTCACAATGGTACTTTGCTAGAAATAATATTGGTAATAAGACCTCTAACTACTTTCAACAAGAGAATCGTTGGTCAGTTGAATCAAGTTCTTATCCAGGTCCTAAAAGAACATGGGAAACATTTGACTTTATGAAAAGTTTAATGGGTGCCGCGTATTCATTGAAATTGAGTAAAATAGATAGGTCTATACTGAGAACTATGATTGGACTTCGTAAGTATATTTGTAGTCAGTTTAAACCAAATGTGGCAAAGGCTATGTATGATTATTTCAATGTAAAGAATGTGTTGGATTTTTCAATGGGTTGGGGTGATAGATTGGCTGGATTTTATGCCAGTATGAACACCGAATTATATGTTGGATTAGATCCAAGAAAAGAAAATCATCCCATCTATGAACGGCAAGCCAGATATTACGATAATCACTTAACATTTTTTGAAAAAGAAAAGAAGACTAAGTTTTATTGTGAGGCTGCTGAAGACTTTGACTTTAGTGAGTATGATGATACCTTTGATATTATATTCACATCACCGCCGTATTTTAATATAGAAAGATATGGTAACGATGACAATCAAAGTTGGGTTAGGTATAAAGACATAGATAGTTGGAATTATCAGTTTCTACAGAAATCTCTTGATAGTATGAT